GACCGGGCTGGTCCTCGCCGTGGTCCTCGCCGCCAGCGCCGTGTGCGCGCTGTGGGTCTGACCAGGACGGCTGAACCCTGAACAACTACCCCCTTCTGACCTGCGGTTTCAGGAGGGGTCTTCTTGTTCCGCGACCTGTTTTGAGGCCGGCGTGTCGGACTGGCCCTGTTTGCGGGGGTCTCCTGTTGGCGCGGGAGACCCCCGGTTTTTCATGTCAGGGCGCCGGGCCGGGCGGGGTGCCGGGCGGCGGGTGGTCGCGGGCTTCGCGGATCCCGGTGAGCTGGCATTCCCCGCAGATCCAGGTGCGGCCGTCGGGGCTGACGATCAGCTGCCCGCGGAGCACGTAATGGCCGCAGGCCAGCAGGGAACTGCGCCGGGCTTTCCGCGCCCGGATCCCGGTCACGGCCACGCCAGGGGCTGGTCATCCGGCCGCGCCCGAGGGCATCCCACTCCTCGAGCATAAGATCAGCGCGGTTCCCGCCGTCGTTTTCCTCGACGTCCCACACTGCGGCGCGGATCCCCAGCTCGGTGACCGTGTCTTCGAACGGCCCGCACCACCACGCGTCGTGGCCGTGCGCGGCGACCAGCGAATCGCGGGCCAGGACGCACGGGTTCACGGCGGGTTAACTTCCGGAGCAGTCCGGTGTACGCGGCGGCCCATTTCGTCCAGCCCCGCTCGATCGTCCAGGCCCGCGCGGACTCGCGGGCCGCTGCGGACATCTTCCCCCGCAGCCGGTCATCGGCGGCGAGCTCGCTCATCCGCTCGAGCCACTCGCGGTCGTCGCGGATCAGGAACCCGTTCACCCCGTCGGTGATGACCTCACGGTAGACGGGCATGTCCGACGCGATCACCGGGATGCCGCGCGCCATGTGCTCCAGAACTTTCAGCGGAGATTTCGCCTGGTTGAAGGCGTTGTCGCGGAGCGGGATGAGGCCGATGTCGTAGTCCATGCTGGTGTAGAAACCGTGCGGGTCAGCGCCGATCATCGTCCAGTAGCTGTAGATCATCCGGTCTGCGGGGGCGTTGAAGTCGGCCCGGTAGTCGGTGCCGACCAGGCGGAGGTCCCAGCCGGCGAACCGGTCCAGGAACCGGCGGACCGGTTCTATCACCAGGCTGATGTCCCCGCCGTGGCTGTAGCTGCCCTGCCAGCCGACAGCGGGACGCGGCCGCGGGATCCGCGGGGTGTCGGTGACCCATCCGGGGATGCAGTTCGGCAGGACCGCAACGTTCGCGGTGTAGTCGCGCATCACCTCCGCGAGCGTTTCGGTGGTCACGGTGACCAGGTCGGCGATCCCCGCGGCGCGGCGTACGGCGTCCAGGCCGCCGGGACGGTTATACATCCCGTACGCGAGCCAGTTCCTCGGGTCGATATGGAAAACGTTGTCGTCGATCTCGAAGATCAGCTTGTGGCGGGCCCGCAGACCCTGCCAGTGTTCCAGCGCTTCCGGTTTGAACGACTGGGTGACGATCAGCCGGTACCGGGAGATATCCGGCAGGTCCGTCTTGCGGTACCCGGCGTCCCAGCCGTGCGCCGCCAGCTGATCCAGGGGCAGCACGATCCGGTAGTATCCGCAGCCGGACGGCCTGCCGTTGCCGATGTCGTCGTGGATACCCCAGACCGACGGCGCGTCCCCGCCGGCCGGGCGGATTTGTTCGCTTATGGCGATCCCTCTTGCGCGTAGCCGGTTTCGGATACCCAGCAGGGCCATTCGAGGGTCTGCCCGCGCCGCCGCATAGCCTCGCACTCTGCTCGCTCCCAGGACCATAGTGTGCCAGCCCGCCGGGTGAAGCGACGGGTGAGCCGGTGCATCGACGGGAGATTCGCCGGGCTTATCGTGTCCCAGATGTCAAAAAACGCGGCGTCGTACCGGCCGGGTGTCATCTGGCAGTCCGGGTGCAGCGCGCAGCCCTGCTGCCCGGCGGGCCACCAGGTGTGAATGTCGCCGCGGTGGATGTGCAGCCGCGGGTCCAGCGCCCACTGGTTGGGTGCGCCGGGTGCCGCGTCGCCGGTCATCAGCGTGATCACGTCGGGGTCGAGCTCGCCCACGTCGATGCGGTGCGGGCCGGCGTTGGCCAGGAGCCACGCGGGGAGGATGCCGAGGCCGAGACCGCCGATCAGCAGCGCGGGGCGGCGAAGCCGGGCGGCGTGGTCGGTGAACGGCAGCGACCCGGCGATCTCGGCGGGGACGTCGGACATGACCACGCCCCGCCGGGTGTGGGTCAGCACGGTGTACCAGCCGGGGATGTGCGGCATCCGCTCGGCTCCGGTGACCCAGGAGGAAACGTCGCCGTCTCTGCTTTCGGTGATCCCGATCCGCCACGGGCCCCGCTGCTGCCCGATCCCGATGCGGGCGCGGTAGCCGCCCCAGTCGACGGTGTCCCAGCGGGCCCGGTCATGGCCGGCGCGGGGGTAACGGCCGATCGTGAAGAACCGGCGGGCCAGGTCGGGGCAGTCTTCGACCACCCGGGCGGGCAGCACGCCGTGGCGGGCGTCGCCGGGGTTCCCGCCGGACGCGCCGGTCACCACGGTCAACGGAGACGTTCCCGCAGTTTCAGGCCGGCGAGCATGAACCAGGGGTTACCGGCGGCGGCGGCGAGCCACGCGGCGGCGCGGGTCCCGAGCTCGATGATGTCCGCCTCCGCGATCACGGGACCCGCGGGTTCGCGTGTCATGCGCCGCCGTCGCCGCCGTCGTCGCGGGCGGCGGCGGTTTCCGCGCGGGACCGGGTCCACCCGGCGCGGGCTTCCCGGCCGCGGCGGGAGGTCCGCCGGGCGCCGGCGAGCAGCAGCGACAGCCCCGCCATGGCCAGCGCCCCGGTGACCAGGCCGTACAGGAACAAGGTCCCGGTGGACCCGGTCACGTGGTAGCCGAAGACCGCGAACCGGCCCGCGGCGTGGGTGTGGCCGCTGTTGGCCAGGACCCCGGCCACGCTGGTGATCACCCCGGCGAGGAGGATGACCAGCCCGATGATGATGAACATAAGCCGCCGCCGTTCCTGTCGCGGGTTACGCGCCGGCCATCGTCTGGGCCTGGCGCAGCCCCTGCTGCAATGACACCAGGTCAGCGCAGGCCTCGTCGAGGCGCCGGCCGGCGATGTCCCGGTCAGCCGGCGGCAGGTCCGGGGTGTAGGCGGCCAGCGCGGCCCGGTAGGCGGTCTCGGCCCGGGTGTACTGGGTCAGGACCGCGCGGGTGAACAGGAACTGGGCGGCGCTCATATCCCTATTGTGACGCGGTGATCGCGGCGGTGAGCGCGGCTTCGTCGATGACCCCGATGGTGTAGTGCTGGCGGTCCCGGTCCCAGGTGATCTGGCCGAGGGCGATGGCGAACAGGACCCGGGTGTAGTCCTCGACGGGGTGGTCGATGCCGGCCGCGGTGGTCCACCAGCCGAAGTGCCGGGCGACGGCGGCGCGCTGATCGGTGCCGTGCCAGCGGGCGGGCAGTTCGGCTTGGGCGCAGCAGTCGCCGCACATCAGGAGCTGCTCACCGCAGCCGGGGCAGGCGGCGTGGTCGCAGTTGTCCAGGTGGTACGTGCCGGGTTCCGCGCCGCAGCCGTCGCAGGTGTCCGGGTCTCCGGCGCGGAGGGTGATCTCAGCGGTCACCACTCCTCCATCAGCCCGTTGATCACTGCGCACAGGCTGTCGTAGATCTCGGTGGTGACCGGGTACAGCGGGTCGTCGCCGGTGAACTTGCCGGTGAGGGAGTGCAGGCGGGTGACCTGAGGGGTAGGTAGCTCGATCAGCCTGCGCTGATTCGTGCCGTGATCCAGGATGCTCACCGTCTCGCCGGTGAGCAGGCGCTCGGTGAGCACCTCGTAGGCCCAGGGCGAGACTTCCGCCCGGACGGCGGATACTGCCTCCTCCGGGTCGAACTCGATGGCGGCAACGCGGAAATTCAGCTTAGGCATAAGGTGCCTCCTTAGCTTTCGGGTAAGGCGGGGAGCAGGACGGGGGCGGGGAGCACGCTGGCGGCCCACACCGCGAGGACGTTGAACAGGTGCAGCGGCCGGCCCCATTCGGGGTCGATGAGGGTGACCTGCCACGCGCCGCACAGCGCGCCGGCCGCGTCGCCGCTGATCCCTTCCCATTCGGTGGTGATGGTGTCGCGGCTCAGCTGGACAGCGGCGATGGTCTGGCCGGCGGCGTCGGGGTGGTCCAGCGGGATGGTGCGGCGGGACACCTGGACGGCTTTGCTGTCCTGGTCGGCGGCGGGCAGCCGGTCGGGGGCGTAGGTGACGGCGGTCAGCCCGGCGGTCCGGGCGAGCAGGGTCAGCGCGAGCGCGGCTCCCGGTCCGGCGAACCCGGCGACGTAGGCGCGCTGTTCCCAGCCGGTGTCCGCGCCGCGGCCCGGCTGGGAGCTCGAGGTGACGAGCCCGGCGTGGTTCAGGGCCTGCAGCACGGCAGCCAGCGGCACGGTTTCCGGGTCGGGCCGGCCGTAGCCGGGGTGGCGGAGGCCGCCGCCGAGCCACCGGACGTTCAGGGCGGCGAGGTCTTCCAGGGTGCGGGCGCGGGCCCAGGCGGTGGCGGAGGTTCGGTTCATGTGGCTGGCTCCTTACCTTGACAACACTCTAGCCTACGGAAAACTACCGGACAATACCGGGGGGGGGGTTGTGGACGGGCCCGGCGGGGTCCGGCCGGGGCCCTTCCGCAACCGGGGCTAGGCCGCCTGGTAGCGGCTGATCGGCGGGGGGCTGGGCGCGATGCCTGCCGGTACCTGCCTGGCGAGCAGCAGGTCGTCCGGTGCCCAGGTGTCAGCGGCGGATGAGCCGAAACGGAACATGCGGGTCCCTCCGGTCACGGGCCGGGCCGGATTGGCCTAGCCCAGTTGACCCGATCCTACCGGATGTTCCGCTGCGGTCAAGAACCGCCGCCGGCGGCCTCACCCGACGGCGCCGGCGCGGCGCCCGCGGGACAGGTGAGCTCAGCCCACGTCCCGGTCCGCCACGCGGCGGCCAGCACCGCAGCGGTCACCGCCGGCACCGTGAACACGGTGAACGGCAGGATCGCGCTGGGCACCAGCAGCGTCACCACGAGGCCGGCCGCGGCGCCGGCCGCGTACCCGCCGAACGCGGCCTGGCAGAAACCGGGATGCCCGGTCCGCTGCCCGAGCCGCCCCGCCGCGACGATCAGGATCCCCGGGATGAACAGGTCCGCGACGCCGACGGCCGACGCGACGCCGGACAGGATATGCAGCGGCGCTGACGGCACCAGGATCATCAGCGGGACCCACTGGCTGACGGTGACGTTGGCGAGGCCCGTCATGGAGTGGGTCAGCAGGACCTGCACCGCGTCGAACCCGGCGGCGAGGATCAGGCCCGCCGCCGCCTGGGTCGCGAACGGCGACCGGAACGGGGTCCCGGCGGTGAACTGGACGGCGAGCATGACCGCGACCAGGTCCATGGTCAGCCATCCGGGGTCCGCCACCCACGCGGCGACGACGGCGAGCAGCAGCACGCTGGCGGCCACCCGCCCGCGGGTCGTCCGGGTGGCGGCGCCGGCGAGAGCGACCGCGTTGATGACGGCGACGAAGGTGATGAACAGCGTCAGCGGGCCGCGGCCACCACGGCCGGCGCCGGCCGTGGCCGCCGCGGAGCCGGCGAGCCGTGTCTCCAGGTGCAGCATCACGGTGAACAGCAGCGCCAGGCCAGCGCCGGCCGCCAGCGCCGCCGCCCACCACGGCAGCCGCGGCGGCCGGGCCCGGGTGAGGAACTGCGGCGGGCGGGACAGCGCCAGCCGCGCGGCGGCGTGCACGACGAGCAGGATCAGCGCGTACAGGACGGCGGTGACGGCCAGGCCGGACAGAGTGCTCACAGCCGGGGATCCTCCAGGGGCGGGGCGGCGGCGGCCCGGACGACGAGCAGGGCCTGGTCACGTTCGGCGACGGCCCACCGGAACCCCGCGGCGAGACCCGCGCCCGCGAAGCACACCAGCACGGCGGCCCACCAGGGCACCGGGCGGCCGGCGACGCCGAACCAGGCGGCGAGCCCCGCGAGCAGGACCCCCGCCACGACAGGGCAGCTACGGCAGACGACGGTGAGCAAACGGGGTCCTTCCGGCGGGGAACGTCGCCGCCATTCTATACACAGGGATACGCTGAAATCCCGTTTCCGGCGGCGTGGTCCCGTTCCGCGTACGGAGGATGACATCTGCGCTACCGTAGGTGCCTGACGGGATGCCTACCTGCTCCGGCGGGCCCCCCGCTGGCGGCCCCGTTTCTCCTCCAAAGAAAGACGGGGCCGCCCGCGTTTTCCCGCGAACCTCAGGCCGGCCCGCCGGCGGTCCGTTAAGCTCACCCGGAACACCCGCCCTCACAGGCGGTCCCCCGGGGCGACCCGCAGGTTACACCGCTCCCCTGCGGGGCGCTTCCCGGTCCCCGGCGCTCCCGCGGCGTACCATGGGCGTCAGGCCGCAGCCTGACCGTGCACGAGCGCGTGGGAAAGCGGCTGTCATGAGGAACGTCTGGGTCATCAGCATCCTGGTCGGCATCGTCATCGTGATCATCGGCGTCATCGAGTACGTCGGGAAGATCTCGGTGATCCACGCCGTGGCCATCCTGACCGTCATCGTCGGCGTGTCGGTCGCGCTCGGCGGCGTCGGCAGCAGGCAGACCCCGCTCTGACCCCGGCCCCGCCCCCCCCCCCACGCCCGGCCGGCAGGGTAACGCCGAAACGTGGCGGTACGCTGGGCAATTGCGTATCCTAACGTTCCAGACGCCTCATGCCCTTTTCCCGGGCCATACTGGGCGTGTTACATCGCCGCGGGGTACATCAGTTCGGCAGATGGCCGGGCTCATAACCCGGATGACGTGGGTTCAAATCCCGCCCCCGCCACCGTTGAGGCCTGCACCAGGCCGCCGGGGAGATCCCCGGCGGCCCGCAGCTCGTCCAGGTCCCGGCACCACGGCTGCGGGTGCTCCGCCAGGCCCGGGCCGGCGGGCTCGAACCGGGCCCCGCAGAACGCGCACGCGGCGCGGCGCATCCACTTCCACGGACCGTAGCCTTCCGGGCGCCACCGGACGGCGGCGCCGGCGTGCTCCGCGCGGGCCAGCAGCGAGAACACCAGCCGGCGGTCCGGTTCCCCGATCCGCCCGGCGATATCGGCGGCGGTGCTGTCGCAGTGGGCGGCCAGGTCAGCGAGCGCGGCCGCGAGGACGCGGCGGCTGGTCAGCTGCACAGTTGCACTCCAGGAGCTTTCAGTAGTGCCCAGTATAGAGGAGGGTGGTCCGGGATGACCGACCAGACCGGTTCGTGGCAGCGCGCAGCCAAGATGGTCAGGGAGGGGACGGTGCCGCGGATCACCCCGGCGGGCGTCGCGGGATTCAAGCCCGCCGCGGAACGTTCCGACCCCGCGCCCGACCCCGACAGCGACAGCGACAGCGACACCCCCGGCGGGACGGGCGGGTCGGGTACCGCAGGCGTCAAGGCCACCGTCCTGGCCGAGGACCTCGCCGACGCGGAGGAAGGCACCGGGTCCTCGGCGGGGAACTCCCCCGCCGAAGACGGTTAGCCCCGGTGCCGGCCCGGCGCAAAGCCGGGACCCTGGAATCCGCGGCGCGCCGTGACCTGCGGTCCCTGCCGCCGGCGTACCGGAACTCGGCGATCGCGCAGACGTACCTGCTGATGGCCAGGAGGCTCGACGCCGGCGTCAACGCCCGCGACACCGCGACGCTCGCCCGGGAGCTGCGCCTGGCGCTGCTGGTGCTGTATGACCTGTCCCCGCCGGCGCGGGAAGACGACGCGGTCGACGAGCTCCGCAAGCGCCGCGAGGAACGGATGGCGGGCCTGGCCCGCAACACGCAGGAAGGGAGGTGAGAGCCGTGGGCAACATCAAGGTCACCCGGTACCCGCCGGGCGCGACCGGCTGGCAGGGATACCTCGAGCCGGAGGACGCGCAGTGGATCGTGTTCGTGCACGACGACGGGCATCCCGTCATGTACCTGCGCCGCGATAAGGACGGCGCGGTGCTGTGACCGGGCGGCCGCTGCGGGATGAGCAGCGCGCCGCGTCCCGCGGCCAGCTGCCTCCGCCGGGAGCCTCGCCGTGCGCCACGCCGGGGTTTTTAGCGGCACGTGACCGCGGACCCGGCCGTGGCGCCGGCCTTCGGGGTCCAGCGGCCCCGGCTGATGTGCGTCCCCGCCGCAGCGTCGCAGGAATCCGGGAAGGAAGCCGCCGACCTCGCCGCCGAGGCCGGGCTGATCCTGGATGACTGGCAGGAATGGTGCCTGGTGCAGGCGATGGGCACCCGAGCCGACGGTCACTGGGCGGCGTTCGAAGTCGGCCTGGAAGTATGCCGGCAGAACGGCAAGAACGGGATCTTGGAGGCGCGGCAGCTCGCCGGCCTGTTCCTTATCGGCGAGCCTCTCCTGATCCACACGGCCCACGAATTCAAGGCCTCCAGCGAGCATTTCCTGCGGATCCGGACGCTGATCGAATCGCAGGACTGGCTGCTGTCCAAGACCGCCGCGATCCGCACCAGCCACGGCGACGAGACCGTGGAGATGCGCCCCACCCCGACGCTGATCTTCGGGAGCCAGGGACGGCAGGTCCGCAAGTCGGTCGCGCCCAGGTTGCGGTTCATCGCCCGGTCCCGCGGGTCCGGGCGCGCGTTCACCTGCGACGCGTTGTTCTACGACGAGGCGATGATCCTGTCGGCGGAGCAGGTCGGAGCGTCGCTGCCGACTTTGAGCGCCGTCCCGAACCCGCAGGTCTGGTATACAGCCTCGGCGGGGATGCAGGACTCCACCCAGCTCGACGCGGTCCGCAAACGGGGCCTGGCCGGCACGTCATCCGCGCTGGTCTGGCTGGAATGGTCGATCGACCCGCACAACGACATGTGCGACCTGATGACCTGCACCCGGCACGACAACCCCGCCGACCCCGCGTCGTGGGCGAAAGCGAACCCCGCGCTCGGCACCCGGATCTCGCTGGAGCATGTCCAGCGGGAAATGGAAGGCATGCCGGCGAGGGAGTTCGCCCGGGAACGTCTCGGGGTCGGTGACTGGCCCCCCGACGAGCTCGGGTGGGCGGTGATCCCCGAGCAGGTGTGGGACGACTGCCTGATAGAAGCCCCGCCCGTGCCGTCCCGGATCGCGGTCGCCGCGGACGTCACCCCCGACCAGTCGACCGGCGCCCTGGCGATCGCCGGGATCATCGACGTCCCCTCACCCGCCGGGAAGATCCGCCGGACCCTCGTCGAGATCGGGCAGGACACCGGCGGGCGGCAGGACCACCGGGCCGGCACCGACTGGATGGTCCCCCGGCTGAAAGAACTGAAATCCCGGCACCGGGTCGCCGCGGTCATCGTGGACCGGCAGTCCCCCGCCGCGGTGCTGATGACCGCGCTGGAAGAAGCCGGGATCGACGTGATCACCCCGGCGACCGGGGAAGTCGCGCAGGCGTTCGCCCAGTTCTACGCCGGCACCGCGAAAGGCTCCCTCGCGCACCTCGGGCAGCCCGACCTCCGCAAGGCCGTCGCCGGCGGCGCGCGGCGGGAAATCGGCGACGGGCTGTACTCCTGGACCCGCAAGGCCACCACGGTGGACATCTCCCCGCTGTGCGCGGCGACGCTCGCCGCGTGGGGAGCAGGCAAATACGGGAGGCCGTATGACGTTCTCAAGTCGATCGGCGGTGTCAGCGACGACACCCCCGAAAACCCCGGCGGCGGGTACGCCCCGGAGGGCGACCCTGGCGAACCCTGACGGGTGGGCCCGGCAGCCCGGCGCCCGCCACACCGACCCGCCCCGCCGGGTCCCCATCGCGCTGCTCGACATGCCCGCCGCGACCCCGCCCGCCCGGCAGGTCCGGCTCGGGAAAGCCGCCCGCGGGATCGCGCCGGTCACCCGGGACGACTGGTGAGCGCCGAGACCGACGCCGAACGCGCCTACCTCGCGTTCGCCGCCAAAACCGGATGGCAGAACGAGCAGGGCCTGCCGATGCCCGCCTGGCAGGACCTGACCCCGCAGGTCCGCGGCGGGTGGATCGCCGCGGCGGCCGCGGGACGCGGCGGGCCCGCCCCCGCCGAAGCGCGGGCACCCGAAGAACGACGCTGACCCGGAGGGCAGCACGGACAGGAAGCAGACACGACGTTGACGATCGCCGCTGAGCGCACCGCGCCGCACCGCACCCGGCTGGACCCCGACACCATCGCCGCGATCACCGCCCAGGCCCGCCAGGCCAAACCGGGGCAGGCGGCCCTGTCGGTGATCGGCGGGCTGCTGTTCACCGTCGGGTGGGTCATCGCGAAGGTCTTCGCGGTGCTGTGGCTGTCCGCCGCGTGGTGTTTCGCCGCGACCCGGATGGGCTGGCGGCAGGCCCGCGGGATCCCGCTGGACCAGCCGTCCGTCGAAGACGTCCTCGCCGAGAACATCCGGCTCCGCGCTGAGCTGTCCCGGGTCACCTGATGCCGCCCGGCGCAGCCCGGGCCCGCGGGATTCCTGGCCGGCCGGGCCAGGCGGAGCAACCCCGCCCGGCCGGCCGGGTCCACCCGCGGTGACCCTCGCAGTCCGGCATTTCTACCACCTGTGCACCGACCGGGCGTGGGAAGACGTCGCCGCCGAGCACTGCGCGGCGCTCGCCGCCGCCGGGTGGCCCTACCCCGTCACCGTCGGGCTGATCGGCGACTCCGAAACCCGCGCCGAAGCGCGCGGCTGGTGGCGCGGCTGGTGCCGCGGGCAGGTCACCGTCACCGAGTTCCTCCAGGCCAACCGGGGATACGAAGAACAGACCCTGTGGCACCTCCGCGAATGGGCCCGCGAACAGGACGGCCCCGCCGCCGTCCTGTACATGCACGCCAAGGGCACCTACAACCGGATCCCGCTGAACCACCGGTGGCGCCGGCAGATGACCGAGGCGCTGCTGTCCGACTGGCCCCGCTGCCTGGATGAGCTCACCGCCGGCGACTACGACGTGATCGGTCCTTACTGGGTCACCCCCGGCCAGTACCCCGGCGTTCCCGCCCCGCACTTCTCCGGGAACTTCTGGGTCGCCTCAGCCGCCTACCTCGCGGACCTGCCGGAGCCGCTGTGGAAAGGGTCCCGGTTCGACGCGGAAATCTGGATCGGGCTCGGCCAGCCGCGGATCCGGAACCTGCTTCCCGGCTGGCCCCCCGACATCGACGCTCTCCCCCCCGCCGCGCCGGAAGATCAGCCTGAACTGGCCCTCGCCGCGGATGTTTCGCCGGCGTTAGCCGCTGCGGCCAGGATCGCCCGGGCGGTGTCCTCGGGGACACCTGTGATGTCCGCCAGGACCTCAACGGGGTTGGTGTCCAGGAACGCGAAGACGGTCAGGGTGGCGCCGACGGCGCGGTAGTCGGCACCGGTCTCAAGCTGCGGGGAGGTGATTGCCGTATGAATCTAGTAGGTCGGATAAACGCTGAGGTCAGGACGCTCGGAGGGGTGCCCTGGATGCCTTGGGCAAACCCTTACTGGAAATTTTTAACCTGGGGGGGCCGGCTCACCCGTCGCAGCAGGTGCAGGGCGCTGAGCGGGTCCTGGGCCTGGCGGCGGTGTACTCCGCGGTGCGGTACATCGCTGACGCGGTGGCGTCGCTGCCGATCCTGGTGTACCGCACGGGGCGGAACGGCGAGCCGGTCAAGGTGCCGTATTCCCCGTTCCTGACCCAGCCGGGGGTGGCGGGCACCGCGTACGACTGGAAGTTCACGTGCATGTCCTCGGCGCTGCTGTGGGGCAACGCGTGGGGGCTGATCACGTCCCGGTCCGGTTTGACCGCCCCGAACGGCCTGGGTTACCCCACGTCGGTGGAGTGGCTGCCGCCGGACCGGGTGTCGGTGCAGGACGACGAGCAGCAGCCGGAGAACCCGATGCGCGCCCGGGTGTACTACAACGGCGCGATCATGAACCGGGACAACCTGGTCCACGTGCGGGCGTTCCCGGTCGCGGGGAAGCTCGAGGGGATCTCCCCGATGCGCGCGTTCGCGACGCTGTACGCGCAGGGCCTGTCGGCGCTGGATTACTCCGCTGAGTGGTTCCGGAACGGCGGGTTCCCGCCGGGGGTGTTCAAGAACCAGACCGAGGAAGTCGACGCTGAGCAGTCGCGGGAGATCCGGCGGATGCTCACCGACGTGCTGCGCGCCCGGCAGCCGCTGGTGATCGGGAAGGACTGGGAGTACACCGCGATCAACGTGCCGCCGAACGAGGCGGTGTTCGTGCAGGCGATGCAGCTGAACGCGACGCAGGTCGCGGCGATCTACGGGCTGCCGGCGGAGAAGGTCGGCGGTACCCGCGGGTCTTCTCTCACGTACTCGACCGTGGTCCAGGAGACCATCAGCCTGATCACGGACACGCTGCGGCCGTGGCTGATGCGGCTGGAGGACCTGTTCACCCAGCTGCTGCCCGGCCCGCAGTACGCCAAGTTCGACACCGACTCGCTGCTGAAAACCGACTTGAAGACCCGCAACGAGATCTGGGAGATCCAGCGGAACATGGGCACCCGGACCGCGGATGAGCTCCGCGCGTACGACGACCTGCCGCCGCTGCCGGACGGGGTCGGCGCGGAGACCATCCCGCTGTCGATCGCGGAGCGGATGGCGGCGTCGGCGCGGGCGATCCCGAAGTCGATGATCGGGCAGCTGGTCCTGGAAACCGAGATCGCCGCGCAGCTCCTGGAGAAACTCCAGAAGGAAGGCCTCACCTCCGCGCCGGTGCCGGGGGTCCCGCCGATCCCGATGAGCCCGGAGTCCTACCTGGGGCATCAGGTCACCCTGGCGCGGATGTTCCCCGACGGGCAGAAAGAAGTCCGGGCGACCGGCTCGGACCGGGACCGCGCCGCCCGCCACATCCGCGCGGCGTGCGCCGCCGGGTGCCTGGACCCCGACGAGCAGGACACCCGGGTCAGTAACGCCCTCAAGGCCGGCACGACCCGCGGGCAGCTGAACGAGCTGACCGCGGACCTGCCCCCTGAAAACGAGCTCGCCACTACCGCCGGTGGTGGCGTCAACGGCAGCAGCAGCCGGGCTGGGGATAAGCCGCGTCCCCTGTTCGGCCCGGCGGCCCTCGCGCTCCTGCACGCACGGAGCATCGACATCGGCAACACGGCGGAGCCACCCCTGGCCGCCATGAACGGAAAGGACAGCGGCAGTGGCAGTCATCTCCACCACTGAGGCCAACGAGCTCCCGGACAGTGCGTTCGCGTGGATCGAGCCTGGCGGCACCAAGGACAGCGGAGGCCGGACGGTACCCCGGTCGCTGCGGCATTTCCCCATCATGGACGCCGCACATGTCAGGAATGCCCTGGCCAGGGCCCCGCAGTCCCCGCACGGGGACAAGGCCATGCCGAAGATCATGGCGGCGGCGAAGAAGTTCAACATCCACGTCGGGGAGCATTCCATTCCCGGCGACGAGGAATCCCGCGAGCTGCGGGTGAGCTCGGTGTACCGGAACTTCGACCGGGCGCTGGAAATCCGCAAGGACGGCGAAGCCGCGTGGATCGGCGGGTACGCGTCGGTGTTCATGCCGCGGATGTCGCGGAACCTCGGCGGGTTCGTCGAGCGGGTCGCGCCGTACGCGTTCGACGAGATGCGGACCTCGGGCTGGCGGGACGCGCTCGGCGCGGGTGTCGTGTGCCGGTACAACCATGACTCGAACATGGTGCTGGGCACGACGCAGGCGAACACGCTGCGGCTCAACACCGACCAGATCGGGCTGGACTACGCGGTGCTCCCGCCGCCGTCCCGCACCGATATCACCGAGCTGGTGCAGCGCGGCGACATCCGGCATTCCTCGTTCGCGTTCCGGGTCCAGCCCGGCGGGGACGAGTGGGACGTCACCGAACAGAATTTCCCCAGGCGTACCTTGCATAACATCGAGCTGGTCGACGTCGCGCCGGTCCTGTCGCCGGGGTATCCCGACGCGACCGCCGCGGTCCGCGCGACCAACGCCGCGCTGCGGTCGCTGGCGAACTGGGCGCAGGCCTCGGTCGATGAGATCCGCAAGCTCGCCGAGGACGACGAGCTGCGGCGCCTGTTCACCCGCACCGACCAGAAGACCGCCCGGGACAAGACCCTCGGCGTCACCCGGCCCGCGCCGCGGACGCTGTTCGGTCCGCAGGCTGCGGCGATGCTACTGGTCCGCAAGCAAGACCCGTATGATGAAGGTGCGTGAGGAACCTTCTGGGTTTCTCGCACAGCCCCCGGACGGTGCAGGCCGCACCGACCGGGAAGGCCGCAACCCCTGGCCGGCGAAGCCCGCCGGCTCCCGGCTGGAGCCCGCCGGATTCCTATCGGAACCCGGGCAACAGCCAGGAGGTTGCAGATGCCCAGTGAAGTGACCAAGCGCTTGCGTGACCGTCGTCTGCAGGTGTGGGAAGAGTGCAAAGCCACCGCCGACACCGCAGCTGAGAACAACCGTGCTTTCACCGCCGAAGAGCAGGGCCGGTGGGAAGTTCTCAACGAAGAGATGGACACCTTGGACAAGCGGATCAAGGCGGCTCTCGACGCGGAGGTGCGGCAGCAGGAAGCCGATCAGGCGTTCAACCGGCTCCACACCAAGGACAAGGAAGCCGAAGGCCGCCAGAACAAGCCGCAGATCAAGCAGCTGAACGAGGAGATCCGCGCGTTCCTGCGCGGTGACGCCGGCGCGCCGAAGGTGATGGAGATCGCCCGGCCGGAG